ACAAACCCCTAAACCAATTTATCTATGAAAAACACCCTTAATGAAGAGCAACTCCGCAAGATTGCAGAGCCTCTACCGGCGGAAGCAATTGCCCCGCACCCCACCAAATCCAACCTATCCACCATCAAAGGAATCTTTGTAACCGAACGGCTCAATCAAGTCTTTGGCGTGGGAGAGTGGTCGGTGAAAACCGAACTCCTTGCTCCAATATCATCCATTGTTAGAACCACCGGTTCGGGCAGGGAGCGTACCGAGTACACGTCCCTCTCCAAGACCATCCTTGAAATCCCGTCCGTAGGCATCTATTACGAGTGCATAGCGTCCTCCACCAACGATGATATGGGCGATGCGGCGAAGGGGGCGACAACGGATGCCATCACCAAAATCGCATCTTGGATTGGAATTGGGATTGATGTCTATAAAGGCAAGCACGGTGCACCCGTTATCCCTCCAAAGCCCTATCAGGCCCCACCAAGGAACGATGTCGCACCTCCTACCAAGACCCGCACCACGACAGCCGTCGTCATTCCTGTTGGTCTTCAAAAGGTTCACCAAGATTACATTTTGCAGAGGTCAATCAAGGCCACCGAGCAGGAGAAAAACGATCCACGATTCACTCCATCCGAAGATTGGAACGAGGAACGCTATCGCAAAGGAATTGAATTTTTCAAAAATCGCTAATTATGGAACTCATCTCTATACCTCGGAACGATGTCGGCAAGGCCGATATTGCACTCCTCACCGCCAACCTGGTGGACAGAATCAACGAAGGGCATATCAATGCCTTGGAAGCCCATATCAAGCTCAAAGCCATCCAAAAGGCGATTGATGCAGTCCTCAAGCAGACGGAGGACACGGTTTCCGATGAAGCCGTTAAGTACCCCGGCAAGTCCTTTGACGTTTACGGAGCGAATGTTCAAATCAGGGAAGGCTCTGTCGGCCCGAACTGCGACCAAGACAGCGTGTATGCTGAATTGAAGGCTCAGCTCAAAGACCGAGAAGAATTACTGAAACTTGCATTCAAACAAGCGGGCAAGTCAATGATTGTTGACCCAAACACGGGTGAAGAAATTCCTGTATGCGAAGCCAAAGGCACCAAGTCATCCATAGCCATAACCTTCAAATGATAATCTATGGGACAAATGACCGCAATGGAGTGGCTAATCAGTGAATTGCGCCTCCGTGAATTTGAAAAAACAGAAACCAAGAATGGCCATCCGTATTTAACGAACATATTAGAATCCGCCTTGGCCCGTGAAGCGGAGCAAAGGGATGCCGATTACCAGCGTGGATTGCAGGATTGCTCGGAGGATGATCCCGAACCGAGAGGGACTGAAGATGACTTACCTTCTGATTTTTAACAACCACCCTTAACCCTTAAGCCTATGACAGAACACAAGATTAGACCAAACAAAACCTTAATAACCGTTTCTTCTGGAAACACCTATCTCGTCAAGCAAGATATTGATGAGATTCTCAAACTAATGAATTACGGATACACATACTATCCATTCGTTCGTGTTTCACAAGGATTTAATGACCATGTTGAAACAGGCCCTGAATACGACTTGTTTATCAATATGCACTCTATCGAATGCTTAAAATCAACCACTCCTCACGATCCCTTAAAACCTAAAAAATGAGAAAGTTAACCATAAAACACACAGGGTGTTGTTGTTTTGACGCTACCATTGAGCATAATGGCGAATGCGACAAAAGAGATTCATATTTCGCTATAACTATAAAAGACGGTGCTTGCACTCAAATGGAGCTTAAAGACGTTGTTAAGTCTAAATACGATGAGAATCAAATTGAAAGATTTACTCTCATTTTCCATGGAGCAGAAGAAAAGAAAACAATGGCAAAGGTCTTTAGAGCTTTTGCTAAAGAACTTGAAGACAACCTTTGGTTTGACCATATTTAACTAACCCTTAAAACCCAAAAAAAATGAACACAACAAACAATCAACCGAAATTTAACGAAAACCTCTTATTCAAAAAGCCAAAGGTGTTTGGCTCGGAGAAAGACCGCTATGAGCGCAAGGTCAAAGCCTTTTGGCTGATGTGGGCAACGTGCTTCGATGGCGCAAGAAACAATGACCTGGCCAAGATTATGGCCTCTTTCAATGTCGGCAGAAGTTTCTACCAAACGATGCGAGATATGGGATTCATACGCAAAGGCTCGAAGCCGGGGCAAAACAAGTACCTCTATTACTCCGATTTCGCCAAAGTCCCTACCCAAGAAGATATTGAAAAGTGCATCAACGAGCAAAGCGTGAAGATTAAGGAGGTGTTCAAGACCTTCAAGGCCAAGCGAGCCATCGTGAAAAAGACCAACGATATGGACGATACCCTCAAAGAGCTTCTGGCGAAAGCCGAGGAGGCCAACAAGCGTGTTGCTGAATTGCTATCAAGGTATCAATCAAAAGCCTAAATTCGGGCCATCCTCCTCCTATTACTGCTCACGGCCTGCACCAATGATCGCCCTTGGACGGTGATTGAGGTGCGGGCCAAGGGCTATACGCAATCGGGTATAATGTACGATAAATCACTCAATAAGCACCCTAATCGCATATAATGAATGATGAATCCGTCAGCCTATGGGCTTACAAAACCTCCCGAATCGTCAGCCTATAACCTGTCATAAAATACCCAAAACCTCGCAATTTGTCCCAAAAAAATCCCAAATTTGGGAAAACCACCAAAATGCCAATGATATTTGGCGATTCCATTCCCCAAAAACAACCCCTATTATGCGACCCAACCCAGAAGATCACTTTGACCAGGATGAGTATGTTAAAGCCTTGGAAGATTATGTGGATAAAATTCAGCGAGAAAATTTGTTTTTTAGAGAAAAGCTCCTATATATATATAATTATATAGATGTCTATATAAATATAGATAACTATATAGAATATAACAATCTAAAGGGTAGGGATAAAGGAGGGGGTGTGGGGGAGGAAAAAGGGAAGGGAACGTCAAAATACTCGAACAAAAACATCCGCAGGAACTCTAAACACTCCCAAGAAGAAATGATGGTTATGTTCGAGGGCTTTTGGAGCTTCTACGACAAGAAGGTCGGCAAGGACAAAACGATGATTGCTTGGTTCAAACTAACCGATGAAGAGATCGAAAAAATCCGCAATACCCTTCCCGCTTATTTAGAGGCTCACAGGGAGCGTAAGTTCCGCAAAGACCCCGTAAGATACCTAACCCATAAAGCGTTCAATGACGAGCTTCCTACGCAGTCTGGTGGCCATTCCCAAAACAAACCCAAACCTTCTAACCAAAACAACGATGAACCACTCCGATTTTATACGCCTCCCACAGGAATTGTACGCTGAATACCAAGACAAGCTCCTTGGGATCTTAATCTGCGAGACAATCAAGCCCGGGGATATTGTCCTCTACCTTCGGGAGGATTACTTCGACCAAGGTATTCGCAGGGACACCTTCAAGGCCATACGAAGCCTTCGGGCGGAGGAGAAGCCTATCAACGTTCTTACGGTTCGTGCGAGGATGATTGAGATGAATATGGTGGCCGATGCTTACTTCCTTGCCAACCTTGATTCGGGTATTTTCACGCACGAGGGGTGGAAGGTTTATCGGTATGAGTTGCATTGCCGCTACGTTTACGACCAAATTGAAAAGACTAAAATCGAGTTCTTGAAACACCAAGACGTGGATAGGCTTTACAACGAGGTTCAGGAGATTAAGGCATTGGATGCAGACCCCATAGCAACCGAGGTTCATCAGCTTCTTGTGGGCTTTATGGTGGGATTAAACGATGTTCTCACGGGAGCGAAGGAAAACAGAATCACACCAACTTACCACTCTAATACCGATAGCTTACTCACGGGCTTCAAGCCAACGGAGTTCGTTATTCTTGGCGGCAGACCTGCAATGGGCAAGACCACCTTGGCCCTGCAATATGCTCTCAACCAAGCGATGAACAAAAAGCCCGTGGCCTTCTTCACCTTGGAGATGTCCACCGAGCAACTAATGACCAGATTGGCTTCCAACCTTGCCGAGGTGGATGGGGAGGTCTTTTTGGATGTTAGGGAGCGAATGAGTGGCGATGAATTTATCGCTATCTCTCAGCAGATTGATAAGGCTAAGGGCGCACCCTTGCACGTTGTGGATGTCCCGGGCATAGACCCCACTCGCATTGAGTTGGAGCTTATTAAGCTCATTAACAAGCATAAGATTGAAGGGGCATACATTGATTACCTTCAACTTGTTTCCCCGCTATTAGAGGACAAGAACAAGCCGAGAATTGAGCAAATGACCAACATATCCAAGTACATTAAGACCATTTGTAAGAGGCTTAATATTTGGATTTGCGTGGTATCCTCCCTTTCAAGGAACGTGGAGCAGAGAGACTCTAAACGACCTAAGCCGAGCGATTTAAGGGAAACGGGACAGCTTGAATTTGATGCCGACAAGATTTTGTTCGTGTACCGCCCCGCCGAGTATATGGAAGACCACGACCCCCAAAAGCGAGAACTCATTGACCTCCTTGAAATCCTCGTGAGGAAGAATCGGAATGGGAAGATTGGCACGGCGATGGGGAGAATTAAACTTCAATACACAAAAGTGTTGGATTTTAATGGAAACATTCCTACCTTTGAGGAGAAGATTCAAACCCTAAAAGCCCCCTTCTGATGACATTGCTTGAAAAAATTATTGAGACCTATCCAGACGAGTCGTTCTTGAAAGCCGATGGATTGGATAATGCCGTTATAGGCGTGGATGAAAAGTCAATGGTATTGATTTACAGCGTGTCCAAGTGCATTGATATTCTTGCGGAGAAGGTTGGTTCTGTTGAGGAGGCCATTGAATATTTTTCTTTTAATGCATCGGGAGCCCATATGGGAGAGAAAACCCCGATTTGGTGCCAAGACATTTATTGAATTTGAGATGAAATACGCAGGCACATGCAAGGTACACGGGCTAATAGCCCATGAGGCAACTCAGGCTCAAATGGACATCAAGGGAGGGCCGTATTGTCCTTACTGCGGACTGACCGTTACCGTTATTGCAAGCGATAAAGAAAAGAGAAGTCTAAGAAGAAAGCAAAAATGATAGGAAAAATTGAACATACAATGGCCGAGAATATCATCAATATCGTTTCGGACTATTATGCGATCCACAAGGATAAGATTTTCAGCAAGACTCGTGTGTGGGATGTTGTTCACGCAAGACAGGTGGCTTGTTACATGATTCGCAAGTACACCAACATATCCAAACTCGCTATCGGAAATAAATACTTTAACCAAGACCATTCCACCATTATTCACTCCATTCGTGTGATTGAGTCCGACATTACAACAAACAACCGAGGCACAAGGCAAGATATAAGAGCCATATCGGAGGCTATTGAAAACCAGCAGTCCTTAAAGATAAGTAAGTCTCAACATAGGTACATTGTTTTGCTGAAATTCAAGGCCGAACCCGAGCTGTATTTCGGCCCTTGGGAAAGCATTGATATGGCAAACAAAGTATTACAAGACAAAATCAAGCCGATTGTTGATATGCAACAATGTGAATCGGTTAGCATTGTCAAAGTAACCTCCATAGAATGAGATTCAGAAGAAAATCAACCCCCATAGAGCTATTATTGGATTGGCTATCCACCCTGCCCCCTTTGGTCGTTAAGCAAGACATCGTCAAGCGAGTAATGAAGATGAAGGAAACTGAAACCAAGCACCTCGTGAGTGCTTATCAGGAAGGCTATGATGCGTATTCGCATCCCAAGAATTACACGGTCTCTGCCTCTGAATGGTACTCCCATAGGTATAGACGAGTTGAAGAAAGAGGGTACCGCAAACAAAAACCACACCATAAAATCTTAAAAAATGTCAAACCAATCAAATCAAAAAGTGTACGCAAAGGGGATTTACATTAACAGGAAAATCATCTCTGGCAAGGAGTTGTTCGAGATGTCTTGTAATGTGGATCAGTTCGTTGCCTTCCTCCAACAGCACCGGGATGAAAAGGGCTATGTCCGCATCGCCTGTTGGCCGAAGCGTGAAGCCGACAAGTATGGCACTCACAATGCCGAACTCAATACTTGGAAGCCTAATTCAAACCAGGGTGATAGCCTATCGCCTCAAAAAGACGATTTACCGTTCTAATGGAAGTGTTCTCAAAATGGCCGACATTCCTATCGGGAGTGCTGTGCATCGTGAAACTTGTGTTTCCAAATTCGGGGCTGACTTGGATGTGGTGCTTTGCTCCGATTTGGATAACCCTTGGATTCATCTTAGCATTCGTGCTACTTGTGTTCGTTTTGTCGCTAATCATTTCGGATGAGAAGAAAGGCTCTAAGCCTTTCTCTCACCGGGTGAGGAATATCTTTGGCAAACGATACACAACGACAACGACTTAACAAAGAATGAAGAAATGCCCAAGCCCAAAGGTTCCCGCACAATCCGAATACGACCTCCAAAAGAGCCTGTGCCTCTACATCCGCCTCAATTACCCACAAGCGATATTCACTTCCGACCTATCGGGAATACGATTGCCAATGGGCCTTGCTGTGAAGACCGCTAAACTCCGCTCGTCAAGGGCGATACCAGACCTGCTCATCTTTGAGCCAAGGAAAGGGTATCACGGCTTGTTCATTGAGTTGAAGCGTCCAGGGGTGCGGTTCTTCAAGAAGAATGGCCAGCCTTCAACGGAGCATTTCGCCGAACAATGGGAGATGATTCACAGGCTCTTGCAGAAGGGCTATCTCGCTTGCACGGCCAACTCCTTTGACTCGGCTAAGGCCATCATAGACAGCTATTTCACCGAATAACCACTAATTTTGAACCTATGAAACGAATCCTTATCAAGCAAGGGAAGAATTGGGCGGAGAACGACTTTATGCTCCCAACAATAGGCACGATTTGGCAGAGGGAATACGAGTTTACGGAGTCTTGCCTTTACAAGCAAACGGGAATGGAAGGGTACGGCATCAACAAACTTTGGGGCGTATCGGGATTTCCGTACCACAAGCGTAACTCGGTAAGGATATGTTGGATGCCCAACGAGCAAGGTCAGTATATCAAGATGTACGCCACCTCGTATGTGAATGGTGTTCGGGAGATACGCTACCTCTGCCAGGTTCAGTTTGGGCAGAAGGTCAGATGCCTCATATCCAACCAAGGCAACAACGCTTCGGTATGGATTAACGATGCGTCCACGACCTTCAAGGTTCGCATCCCTGTCATCACCTACACGCTTCCTGTGTACTTTGGAGGGATTCCCCCCGCTCCCCACGATATGATTATCAACCGCTTAAAATAAACGCTATGCCAGAGTTCAGAGGATGGATGATAACCAAGTCATCCGCAAAGGGAAAGAAATACACGGCCACCAAGGACGGCAAGACCGTTCAGTTCGGGGCATCGGGCTATACCATTGCCCCAGGCACTCCGAAGGGGGACAACTATTGCTCTCGCTCTGCGGGTATCAAAACGGAAACGCATTCCCCAAATTGGTTCGCAAGGGCGTTGTGGTCTTGCAAGGGATCCAAGAGCGTGGACAAGAGGCCGTTCTTCGGCGAAATTGATTTACCCTAAAACAAAATGGAAAGACTAACCCTACACCACGGAGATTGCCTAAGCGTTCTCCGAAACCTCCCCGACTGCTTCGTTGATTCAGTTGTAACCGACCCACCTTACGGCCTGTCCTTTATGGGCAAGCGTTGGGACTATGACGTGCCAAGCATTGAGGTCTGGGCCGAGTGCCTTCGGGTCTTGAAGCCGGGCGGTCATCTTCTTGCGTTTGCAGGAACGAGGACGCAGCATCGAATGGCGGTGCGGATTGAGGATGCAGGCTTTGAGATTCGGGACATGATTGCTTGGGTGTACGGGTCGGGATTCCCGAAGTCGTTGGATGTGAGCAAGGCGATTGATAAGGCGGCAGGAGCTGAGAGGGAGGTGGTGGCGACGCGCAAAGTTACCGACTCCGACATTGGGCAGTCTTCGGGATGGAACGCGCTCGATACGTCGTCAGGCGTTTACAACTACACCGCCCCCACCACCCCCGAAGCCAAGCAATGGGAAGGCTGGGGTACTGCCCTCAAACCTGCACTTGAACCGATTACGGTGGCTCGGAAGCCCTTGATTGGAACGGTAGCGGAGAACGTCCTGCACTACGGCACGGGTGCAATTAACGTGGATGGGGCTCGCATAAGTCGCGCTAACGATGATATTAGTGGATGGTCGCAATCAGGGTCCAAAGCGTCTGAGAACCGCTCTATGAGCGGAGGCAACTATGCAAGAACCGCAAAGCCAGACGCTTCAGGCCGCTGGCCTGCCAACTTCATCCACGATGGGAGCGAGGAAGCCAACGAATTGCTTGGGACTTCGGCTCGCTTCTTCTACTGCGCCAAGGCAAGCAAAGCGGATAGGGATGGGGGGTGTGAGAAATTGCAAGAGCGTTCTGCTGGCGAATGCGTGGATCGGGTTGAAGGAAGTGCAGGGATGGAAAGCCCAAGAGCAGGGGCGGGCAGGACAAGTGGATCACGCAACCA